ACATTGTCTTTTGAGTCATCACCATCCATATTGATGTAATGACCATAATGTGAACCGTAAGTGTTTGAACTTACATAACCGGCACCGTCATCGTCACGCGGCGGAACGACAGATTTAATCGCTTTCTTATCTTTCGTTCTCGTTATTTCAAAACCAAATAATTTTAGTGTACCGTCTGCCATAATAATTCCTTTAAGTTATAGGAGAGCTTTCGCTCTCCTACTATTTATTACTTAAGTTGTAGTGTCAGTCTCATAGTACTGGTAAGCAAATGATACTGTAAATCTTTCGATTTCATCATTTGTTCCATAATTCAGTTCAATTGGAGACATATCTTGTGGATATGCACCTCTGAATGTGTACTTTTTAAGAGCATCACCTGATCGATCGAGTTGCTCAACAAATAGATCTGCTTCATATGCAACAGGAGTTGTAAGACCTGTATTTGCACTGTGTGCATTCATACCGTTCATCCATCTCTCCATTGGATTTCTGATAGCAAAATCTGTGTCGTTGATTATTGTAACTGTCCATACGTCAAATGTTCTGTCACCGGCCATTTTTAATTGTCTACCTCTAAAAGGTACAATTATCTGACCAAGTGTTGACCCTGGTAACTGAGCTGTTTCACAGAGGAAAGATGTCAGTTCTGGATCTCCATTTGCATAACCCGGAAAGTTTATTGTAGCTTTGAAGAGGTTAGGTCTAGCCCCACCACCTCTTAGCTTTGATTTAAAATCATCTACGCCTAATACTGCCATTTTTTACCTCCTTAAACCGTACCGACGACTTCTTCGAAGTCTACACCAGTTCTTACGGCTACAAAGTTTAATGTGACATAATTAATAGAACGTGCAGGCTTAATGAAAATGTCTGCTCTAAATTCATTTCTATCAATTACCTCCGCAGTATTATTTGTAGCGTCTGCTACTACTCTGAAGTCGGTAATACCTCGTCTACCTTTGACTTCTCTTAGTACTGGTTCAATAATATTGACGAACTCTGCTCTTGTAAATTCATCATTGAATTCAAAGAGTACTTGCTCTGCAGCTCTTGATATTGCTCTTTCAAGAACTAAAAACAATCTTCTTACATTAATTCTGTCGAATGCAGAAGGTCTTGCAAGCTTTGTCTTATCACCGAATAATATTACACCAGCACCTGGAATATTTGCTATTGGATTTACACCAGCTTTATAAAGAGTGTCTCTTTGTCCTTTTGTTGGTGAAAATGAAATATTAGTAATTCCTAAATACTGTCCTCGCCTTGATCCTGCAGGAGAAAACCATGGTGCTCTATTGAGATCTGTAGCTGCCATTATTCCAGCAGTAGATGATGCTGCAGGTATTTCGATAAATTGATCATTAAACTTATCATATACCTTAAGAAAGTTTCCATCCATTACTAAATATGAAGATTTAGTTAATCTATCTGCTGTTGTAACAATTTCAGTCACTATGTCAGATGCAGATGTTCTATTAACCACATCAGCTGTTGATGGTGATGCTACAACTACGCAATCTTTTCGCAATGATTGAGCAGTAGCTACAAGATCATTAACAATAGTTACGTGATTATCTCTATTAGTAAAGTCTGGTGCTATTAAGAAATCAATTTCTACTTGATCTTTATCTTCGAATAGATCAAATCCAGCTTGAAACTTTCCAGTTGTAAGAGAACTATTTTTAACATTAGTTCCACCAGTAAAATCGTATTCACTAGTTAAAGCTTGATCTGAATCTGTCAAATGCACTCGAGCAAAATTGTCTCCGCTGTCAATAGTAGTTCCTGCTGCAGCACTAGTAAAATAAGTTCCAGCATCTCCTAACGTACTAGAGTAATTTGAGTCAAAACCAACAAACCAAACATATTTAGAATTTTCATTTATAATATCTTTTATGTAATTCGTTGTTCCATTAGTATTTTTAGCATCTTTTCCTAATGAGTTAAATGCGTATCTCTCAAGTACTGTGCCCTTTGTGCCTGTGAATAAGCCTTGTTTATCGACAACTACAGCATGAATTTCATCATTTTTAGCTCCTAGGTTTGAAGCGTATGACGACGTTCCTGGTGCAGCATCAAATTCGCCTTTGTATGTCCAAGCATCAAATGCATTGTTGCCTGAATCGAATCCACACATAGAAACTTGTAAGCTATTTCCAAGAGCTCCTGGGTATTTAGCTACAAATGTAAGTTGATCTGAATCTAATCCTGATCGCTGTGAATTGAAATGCGCTGAATTTTTTACTTGTATCGTGGTAGGAAGCCCATCATTTTCAGCTGCCAGTGTTTGTCCAGTAGTTGATACAGCATTATAGCAAGAGTCGTTGAGTATTCTAACAACTTGAAGCGAACTTGAATACTTCAAAAACATAGCCGCTTCGTGAAATGAGAATGTAGTGGAAGAATCTGGTGAAGCAAACGTATCTATGAGCTCAGTCTCATTAGCGATTAATTTTCGTTCTTCAGCAGGCCCCCACCTTGAATTTATTACGATTGCGCCTGTAGTTGACTGGACATTAGGCACGCCTCCAGTCAGATCTATTTCTTTGACAACAACCGCGGGTGATTCCGATGGTGTAAATAGTGCCATTTTATTATTCCTTTATTTTAATTACGAGTTTCATAATACGATTGTTCAATTATTGTTATTTATAATATTTGAGTTTTGCATATTGTGTATAAGCTTTTGAATAGCCGGAATAAATAATTGTTGAGAAATAAGTTTATGTGTCTCTTCTGTATAATGTGCTAAAATCTGATCATTATCAGACCACTCGTTTTCAAACATGTTTTCAAAATCAGTAAAATTTTTTTTAATCCAAAAATATGGATTTTCGCATAAAAATTCATTTTTTGGAATATCTATAGATTCATTATCTCCCGAAGCATGAATAAATTTAATAGGAATATCAACAGTGCATTTTAATAGCAAAATATCTTTAAATGCCTTATATTTATAGTAAGAAGAATGAGACATTTCATTTAAAGTATTTATTACAATGTCGAAATTTTCTTTATCTTTTACTCTACGTTTATAAATTTGATATAAATTTATATTATTTTCAGAAACAATTGTGCTTTTAAGCCATTTTGTATAATTTTTTAGTTTTGGCATTGGCGGACCACCAATAGGAACCAATCCGTCTAATGGTTTGTATACTACTTCTTGGTATTTAGAAGTTATATCGTTGATAGTGCTGATTTCTATGTTTTTTACATCTTCTGATAAAACTATGTGACTTCTATTCCAGTGTGGAATATCCACTAAGATTAAATCTGGCACATATTCTTTATTTGCAATATACATGTCATATATGTGTTCTGAGCTTATACCTCTAAATGCTGCATTTCTGACATGTATATCAAAATGTTCAGCAATATAATATGGCCAGCATTTACACGGCGGCCTATTGCTATTTGAAGATCCTAATACTAAAATTTTCATTTTATAATACTACAAGTCTCTATCATACTCTATCTGCCACGGATCATCTGCTTTTTCTATTTGTTTCATGTGTTCACTTCCATCATCTATAAATCCAAAAGGTACAATATCGTCTTGAATTTCTTTCATTTTTTGATTAAAAATTATATCTTTTATATTAATATCAGTTAAATCTGAAAAGTATGCTGAAGACACAAAATAACCAAATAATACTAAATTCATAACTAAATCATCATTATTACCCACTGAAGCTTGAAATGTTTGGCCTTTAGCTTCAAATGTAGATATTTCTAATATTGTTTGTTCATCGACAACTTTCAGTTTATTATTCTCTAATAAATCTTTCAACGCACTACAACCTAATCTTTTAGATCTACGATTTATTTCAATACCTATTGCATTAGCTTTTACTGCAGATTCAACGTGAACATTCTCATATTCTAAATCATAATATAAACCATTACATACTACAGCACCTTGATCATTTGATTCAATAATGCAATAAGCTTTATTGTAGACATTTGCGTACTTATATATAATATTAGGGAAGAGCAATGGAGAGATAGTGTTGTTGCGATAAACAGCTACCTGTTCAAAGGGTCTTGTGCTAATATCGACTAATGAAAAAGATGAATAGTCCTGTCCTCTTCCCTTACTAACGTCTGCAACTAATATGTAATCATGTCCTTTTGTAGGTTCTTTATATATTAAGCAATCTTCTCCCTCTAATCTTCTAACAGGATTTGATGCTCTTAAATCTAATAATGTTTGAGCGTTAACTAATGTATCACCTGTTCCAAAAAAAGTATTTCCAAATTCTTGATCAAACTGAACTTGAGATGTATTGTTTATTGTTTCTTCTTTCCATTTTTCATCTCGGCCGGGTACATCTTTCCAATCAACTCTAAAATTACTATATTCGTTTACACCCTGCACTGAACCTTCCCATATCTTATGAAATGTATTACCAATACCATTTGCAGTAGATGTGACTATAATTTTAGTGTCTGTACCTGATGATATTACAGGATATGTTGAAGTGTAGAACTCTGCAGCTCTTTCAACAAAAGCAAACTCATCTAAATAAAGTAAGTTGATAGATAAACCACGAATTGACTGGCCAGACGTAGCAGCAGCGATAATGCGACTATTGTTGCTAAAATCAATGTTAGATTTATTAAGAGCTTTGACGCCCGGTTGAAGAAAGAAAGGAATGTTCTCAAGCATGATAGTAATCCTCGCCAACATTTCTCTCGCAGTGGCACCTTTGTTCGCAAGTATTGCAATTGATTTTTCCGGTTGAAAGAGTGCAAACCAAAGCAAGTACCCACACGCCGATATTGATTTTCCTGATTGTCTACACGCAAGTACGACATTAAATCTATTCTCCTCAAATTGTTTAAACATTTTCTTTTGATAAGGATATAGCTGAAATGAAACTAATCCTTTATCAAGAGATATAATTTTTGCATACTTTTCAATAAAGTATACAGGACTTTTCATGCACTTAGCATATTCTTTTATTTCGGTTTCCGTCCAACTTTGAACGATACCGTCTTTTTTAATGTTAGGATTACCTAGATAGTTTTCATTTTGATTTTGGTGTGACATTGACTAGGTCCGTTTCATTCTTAAGTAATTTTTGTAATTCAGAGGTTGACCCAACAAAGAGATTGTTTGTGGTATTTGCAATGTTTTTAATTTCTTCTTTTCTATCTAAGTCTTTTTTCTTTTTGTTTAAATCCATTAATCTATCATTTACATCTGAAATATTTTTTATCATACCTGATAATACTTCAAATGCACGCGGATGTTCGCTTTCTCGAGCGACCTCAATCATTAACTCTAAGCTTTGTTTGCCTTTTTCCACGAGTTCATAATATGTGTCTCTTGAGTATTTGTAATCATTATCAACATTTTTTTCTTCAGGTGGAAAAAACTTTTCCATTTCATCTTTATTACTCATCTAATATAACAAACTCTCGATTCTTAATATGTTGCTCTTCAACATCTTCTTTTGATTGACCGTGATATGCAACTGCATGGTGTTTCTCTATCATGTAGTTATTTATAGACTGATCAGCGTAATTAGTTGTTCTCCATAATTCACCAAGTATTCTGCCAAATTTACCTGTTTTATCTTTATGTGTCTTTAATATTATACCACCTTCATCGTCTAACATTCCAGTTAAAAACTTTTTTGCAGCTAATCCATATTTTTTTTCTTCTAAGTCGCGAGTTCTCGATTCAGGAGTATCGATTCCATGAAGCCTAACTCTTTCTTTATGCATCCAAACACCAAAACCTAAATCAATATCCACATCTACTGTGTCACCATCGATTATTTTTACTATTTTACATCTATATTCATACATTATGCACTATCCACTATGGTTGTTGTAAAACCAAAATCACTATCAGCTAATCCAATTACACTAGTAGGATTTGGTGTCACAGTTATTGTTTCTAAACCAACGTCAGAATCGTTTAACCCTGCATTAATATCAAATACTTTTGCAATGCTACTACGTATGACATTAGTGTCAGCAATCGGACCATGATAACTTATCTTCATCTCAAAGTCCATGCTGTATATTATTGTACGTCTTTGTTCCATCGCTCCTTCAAAGTCATCACTAAACGACACGCCTTGTATTATAATAGGAATATCTTCAACTAACCCAGGATATTCTGTAGAAAAAGGTTTTATTGTTATTGAATATTGCGGATTGAATGTAGGCAATATTTGTTCAACAATCTGTAGAGCATCATCTTGCGATTTAGCGTAAACGTTTAACTGAAAGTTGATTGAGTATGGAACGGGTGTAAAAAACTTTTGTCTTTTGTTTATATTTGAATCCGATGCTATAGTATTAAATGTAGAAACTTTTTGAAGTTGTCTGGTAGCATCATACGCTATTGATGTAATTTCAAATGACATCCTTGGCAATTTAATTGCAACTTGTGAATTATTACTTAAATCCGGATTTTCTCTTATTCTTTCTAAATATTTCTGCTTAGGTGCATATGCCAATGGAACTTTTACTTGATTGTTAACTCTAACTACATAGATATTATTAAACAATCTGCCAAATAGTGCCACTGCTTTTTTAGTTTTTGCATGATAGAAGTGAGTGCCAAACATTAGTTATTACTCACATCACCAAATGGATTTGACTCGGTGAAATCAATGAAATCAGCACCCGTTGTAAAATCTGCATTTTGTTCATTTGAAGAAAGTTGATTATCTTCTGTGATTGCTGTTACGTTATACGCGGAATCTCCAACTCTTTCAGTTGGATCTCCGGATTGCGCACTTATTACAATATTTGTACCCGTTACAAATGTATGATACTTATCATCACTAGTGTCTACGTGTATTAAGTGTAATTTTTGATCAGAATCTGACCATCTAGCTATTTCACCACTTATAGTTACTCCACTTGAAAGAGTTTGTGTAGCTTTTTCGCCAACAGTTATTATTCCGCTTGTTCCATCTAAAGTTAGTATATATTTGTATGCGTAATCGAGTTCTATGTTATCTACTTCAGTAACGCCTGTATCGAGATCTTCATTGTTATATTCAAATAGGCGTGTTCTTAGCTTAAATACTGGTAAATTACTTAGTTGATAAAAGGGTTGTTCATGCTCTACGTGAGATATTTCAAACAATTTTTTTGATAAAGGTAAATAAATTAAGTCTCCTTCTAAAGGTCTTACCGATGTTATACCATTATCAAATTTAGCTACTTGTTGAGACCATCTGTTGCGTGAAACTACGAATGTTGCTTCATCTCGTATTTCTACGCCAAACTTTGTGAATAGATCACCTTCTCCATCAAAGCCTTCAACGTTTTCAATATACATTTCGATTTTATGAGCTGAATTAAATCTCGAAGGAACATCGTCTCCAAAAATTTTATCTTCTTGAACAAGATCTCGTGGAATATAATAGACGTCTTGACCATAGATCTTTAAAGATTCTATTATAATATCTTCATATAATTTTTGTTCTGATCTAACTTTATCAGAAAAATAAAGATTTCTCATATTAACCTACGAAAAAGTCTGGTGGAAACTCGTGTTCTAATCTTAAATTTTCTCTAAGAGTGGCTATCTCAGAAGTTGCATCATCATATATCTGCCTGCCGTTTAAAATAACTCCTCCCGGCAATTGCATACCTTCAAACTTAATTAAATTAGCGCCCCATTGCTGTTTTATTAATGCCGTTGTGTATTCTTTTAAGAACATATCATTATATACGGAAGTGTGTGTATTAGGATCTATTATGCTATAAACTTCAGCAACTATGTAATCGCCGGCTTT